ACTATCATTAGTTTGATTAACGCGCGGTGATCATTTTAATATTAAGTTTCTGAGAGAGTATTGCTTTTCTAACAACAAGCATCCCAGCTAAAGATAGGTTAAGTATGCTCTCTCAGAACTTAGAAATTCAACAGGCTGTACACTTTAAAGGACAGTCCAACCAGAGGGGACAACAATGGGATTCTGCAAGTATTGTGGTTCAGACAAATTAGACCACCAAGAACAAATTTTCAGAGACAAAACCAAGCATATTAAAATAGTTTGCACAGAGTGTGGCCGTGGTAATGGTTATGCAAAACAACATAATGGTTTTGATAAACTCTTAATTAAGGACGCTCCAATTAAAAACGATTACTGCATAGATGATTTATGTGGGTACGTCGGCGACGGGCTTAGATCGATCGAAGGACTCGAAGGTAAATCAGTCACAATCATTGCAAAAATCAGGAGCTAAGCATGATCAATCATGTAGAGGCTCTGATCGAGAATGGATACTCGGTCACCCCTGTAATAGATAAGCGTCCATTCATAGATGAATGGCAAAATATCCACGGCGACGAAATACTCCTCGATAAGTACACTGACTCTTGGAATAGAGCTAACGGTATGGGCCTCATCTTAGGTGAAGTCTCAGGTGTTATATGTCTCGATATCGATATACTTAAAAATGATGAAAAGCTTGCGCCCGTCCTAGAAGAAATACAAGCATTATTGCCTCCTATTTATAGTGGTCGTAATGGAGACAAGAATAAACCAACAGCGATGTTCTTTCAATACAACGGTGAGCGTGCTGAAAAATTTATACATATTAGTGTCGAAATTTTATCCAATGGCAATCAAGTTGTGTTGCCACCTTCAATGCACCCTAAAGGATATGAATACGAATGGGTTGGAGTTCCACTGCAAGAGGTTGAACCTGACGAACTTCCTGTAATGAGTGCAGACCTATTAGAAACGTTAAGGCAGCTAAATTACGAGAAGAAGGAAAACACTAAGGACGTTCTCTTAAGCTCTCAGAAGGGCCGCTGTAAGTCAGGATCGCACAACTACCTCAGTCGTATGGCAGTCGCTAAAAGACACCACAATGAGGCTCCTGGTATGATTGCAGAGCTTCTCATTAAAAAGGATGAGGAGATAAATCAGACAGAAGATTTTCTTTACTTCCTTTGCCCCACTCGTAAGTGGAAGAGTAACAACGTCTTTGAGAACGCTAGGTCCTTCGTTGAAGAAGTGTGTAGGAACCACAAGCCTAACCCCATTTATGACAAATATAAGACTCTAAAAACGGGCTTCTTTAAAATCGAACATGATGACGAAGGGAAAGTCATCAGTCGCACTCCAGACTACCTTGGCCTTGCTCAATATATGAAGGGCGAGCTTCACTTAAAAACTAAGGACGATTGTGCTTATATTTATAATGGTGAATTTTACAAACCCATAGGTCGCTTAGGAATTGAAAATAAAGTTTATGAAATTACTAAAAATGCAGCAGGCCCTAATCACCTCACGCAGTTTGCTAAGATGGCTAGAATTTATTCACACTATGATAAAGACTTCATAAACCCATCGGATAAATTGAATCTTAACAATGGCATACTTAATGCAGGATCAATGACTCTGACAAAGCACAACCCTAATGTATTTTTTACATACCGATTAAAGCATGACTTCTCCACCTCAACAGAAACTCCTGTGTTCGATCAGTTCTTAAACCTCGTATCTACAGAAGACCAGGCTAAGGTTCTCCTTATTCAAGAGTACATCGGTTACATTTTGAGTGGTTGTGATTATTCTAAATTTAATAAGATATTAATTTTAGATGGTGGTGGAGCAAACGGAAAAACTTCACTCATCAATATCATTCAAGGGCTCGTGGGGGACGCTAACTATTCCAGTGAGTCCCTCGTTTCTTTAGGCGAAAACCGCTTTGCTGCACAGTCATTAGTGGGAAAAATGGTTAACTTCTGCTCTGAGGAGCCTAAGCACTGCTTTAACGCTACAGGTATTCTAAAGAAAATTACGGGTAATGATCCGGTCATGGTTGAGCCGAAACACTTGAGAAGTTTTAACTATGTGAACTATGCTAAATTTGTAATCAGTTACAATGAAATGCCATTCCTTCCTGATCGAACTTCAGGAATGGAACGTAGGCTAATGATATTGCCTTGTATTACCGATTTAGAGAAGAGCCCAGAGCTTAAGATATCTAACCTCCAACCTCGCGTAGCAAGGGAATATGGAGCTATCATCAACAAGTGCCTCATTGCATTTAAGATGGTTCAGGAAAGAGGTCATTTCACTCAGGTTGAAGCTGGTAAAGCGCGTTACCGTGAATTGGTGCTGCAATCTGATCCGGTCATGGATTTTGTGGATAAGTGTGTGCAAAGTGTGGAAGAGTTGACCGCTGAAGATAGGGCTCAGCTCGGTACTGTTCTAATGATGGGCACGCCCAGCGTTAGTGCTGATACTCTGTGGGATGAATTTTTGAAGTTCAATGGTTCGAGTAAAATGACTAAGCGCGGCTTTGATATGAAAATAGGCAAAATTCTTGCCGAAAAAGATGGCATCAAAAAAGAGCGCAATCGTTCTAATGGTAAAAATACGCGCATATATACCGGCGCAATAATCGTTAAATAATAAGGTGCGTTGAACGCATTACGACGTACTTTGAGGTTGGCCGTAAAGGTTGGCCGTTTGCGGATGATTCTCGTTATCAATTAGGTGATGAGATTCGTTCTCAATGCGGGCCGAGTCAGAGGTTGGCCGCAAAACCGAGGTTGGCCGTGAATTGCTTAATGATTCCGATAACTCGGCCAACCGGCCAACTAGACCTCCTATTTTCTTTTAAAAAATAAATTTATATATATGCAAAACTATTGGGCAATGACGCTGTGGGCTATATATAAATATAGGGGGAGAATAAAAGTTGGCTTGAGGTTGGCCGGTTGGCCGCGCCTAATTTTTGTGCAGTCAAAATGTTGACTTGTAATGCTTGCAGTCGTAGTTGTGTTTGGGATGTAGCGGCGTGGGAAGCTGTGGTATCCGTAGGGCAAGAGTGCTAGTCCGCTAACGCGAGTTAGTAGAATGATTCCTGAAGGCCATTAAGACACGCGCACAGAAATAGGGGCTGACAGAAAGGCTTAAACCACTAACCCTTGCTCTGGCCCAGTTAGCGCCTGGCCTACATCAACCTTGAAAACTGGCATACACTTTGTCATACTATTTTAATGGCAGCAGAGAACGGCATCACAACAAAAGAACAATTGTTCGTAACTGAATATCTTCAGCACTTTAATATCGCAAGGGCAGCAGAAAACCTGGGCCTTCAAGCGAACAATCTCTATGCTGCAGGTTACAACATTTTCAAAAAGCCAGCGGTACAACGTTTGCTATCAATTGAAATTGCTAAACGTAACAACCTCGCTCAAGCCGATATGTACTATGTTATTCAACGCCTTGTTGAGGTGATTGAAGTCGATCTTGTTGAGTGGGCTCTTAAGGGTGAAGAAGGTGCTTCGTTAAGAGAGCTTAGAGAGATGCCTCCAGAGGTGCGAAAACTCGTTACAGGAATCGAACGCAAAGAGGTCTATAATCCATCAACCACAGAAACTACAGTCACTGTGAAGTTCAAGATGATGGATAAGACAAAGTGCTTAGAGCTTCTTGGAAAACAGTTAGGAATGTTCGCTCAAAATGTAAACGTAAAAGCTGACGTTCGAGTATCGAGTTATGTTGATTGGAAAGCTTCAGTCAAAAAACGTCGTGAACAACAGCTAGAAGAGATGGGCGAAGTAATCGATGTTGAGCCAAGATGAATACGAGATTAGGCTTGCAGCACTCCATGAGCGTAGCCCTACTGCGTGGATGGAAGACACCCTTGGTGTAACTACCCTCGAAGATTATCAAGACCGTATGGGCGATGACATTGTTAAGTACGATAGGGTTGCAATTAGAGCCGCTCACTCACTCGGTAAAACTTATTACATGGCTCGAATAGCTCTTTGGTTTTTAAACTCATTTGATGAGTCTATAGTAATCACAACAGCACCAACCCATCGTCAGGTAAAGGCCCTATTGTGGGGTGAGCTTAGGGACGCTTACAATAAGTCCAAAACTCCTCTTGGTGGAAAGCTTCTTGATATGGAGCTTAAGTATAATGAAAAACATTATGCGATGGGATTTAGCACGCAAGCCAAGGCCGCTACTAGCAGCACTGGCGAGCAAGAAGGTTCGAGCTTTCAAGGCTTCCATAGTAAGTATGTTTTAATTATCTTCGATGAGGCTACGGGAATTAGCCCCGATATATGGACGATGGCTGAAGGCTTACTAACGTCGGGAGTGATGGTTAAATTTGTTGCTATTGCAAACCCCACGACTAAGAGCTGTAGTTTCTTTAAATGTTTTTCTGATCCAAGTTGGCACAAAATAAAAATCAATTGTTTCGATTCACCAAACATGATCGCCAATGGGCTAGTTGATAAGGTGTCTTTGCAATTGGAGCTTGACAGGCTTTCAGTGATGCCTGATGATGAGAGAATAAGCTTCATGCAAAATTACGCAAAGCCCGTCCCTCATTTAATGACAGCTCAGTGGTGTGTGCCATACGTCCTAAGACTAGGAATGAATCACCCACTTGTTTTATCAAAAGCCTTCGGTGAGTTTCCTAAAAATGACGATAATGTTTTAGTTCAATATGAAGACGTTGAATTGGCAGTAAAAAGAGAGACTGCTTTTGTATGTCCTGAAACTGAACTTAAAAGATTAATCGGAGTCGATGTTGCGAGGTTCGGTCCTGACAAAACAGTAATCACAGAATTGCTCGGTTATGAGCAAGTGGGACTCAAGTCTTTAGTCAAGCGAAACTTAACTCATGTAACGGGCGAGGTCATTAATATTATTAATGATGGAACCACCACACCGTGTACTGTTTGTGTTGATGCTACTGGTCTAGGGGCTGGGGTTTATGATAATTTAGTGGAAGCCAAGGAACAGGGCATCATCGGCCAACACGTTGAAATTATTGAGGTGCATAACGGTGCCAAGGCAACCTTTGAAGAAGATGACGATGAAAAACAAGAACAAGATAAGGCCCGTTATTCTAACCTAAAAGCTAAGCAATTCGACCTCTTAGCTAGCGATCTCAAGAATTACATTAAGCTCAAAGACGAAACAGTTTATTATGAGGAGCTTCCAAGTATTCAATATAAGTTTGACAGCAAGGGCCGCATTGTTATGGAATCCAAAGACAAATATAAGGCCAGGACCAAAAGGCCAAGTCCAGATTACAGTGACTCTTTAGCGCTGGCCAATTACGGAAGATATGTTAATATAACTATTGGAAGTTTTGAAAAAACAGAGCAAGATGAACCTCGAATTAAGCAAGATCGAGATTCTGAATATAGCAGCAGAATTACACCTAGAGAATATTAGCATCACAGGAGTTTCAACTTGGGGGACATTCTAAAAAAACACGAGAAGGCCATTGGTGCGTCCGGTACTGACGTTATTGGCCAGGTTCACAATCAAGATGATCACATTGAACAACTTAAGGGTTACGAAGCTGCAGAAGTCTACGATAAAATGCGTAGGTCTGACACTCAAGTTAGAAAAATTATTACAGCGATAACCAATCCAATTAAGTCAGCGACTTGGGCCGTAGAGCCAGCATCAGAAGAAACTAAAGACCTCGAATCAGCGGCACTCATCGAACAAATTTTATTCAAAGATATTGACTTTAAAAAGTTCCTTAACGAGTGCTTAACGATGGTGCCTCATGGTTATTCTATGTTTGAGGTTGTTCACATGAACAGAGAAGCTGAAGACTTCGGCCCTTATACGGGCCTTGGGCAGCTTGGATTTAGGAGGCAAGCCACAATCATCGAGTGGTTCCATGATCGCGTTACAGGGGCACTACAGAAGGTTAAGCAGGAAGCTAATGGAGATATCGAAGTCGACGCTGAGATACCTGCAGAGTTTCTCTTAATGTTTTATAGTGAGCAAGAGGGTGACAATATTGGCTTTCCTTTACTGCGTAATGTTTACGGCCCTTATAAAAGAAAGTTATTAGCAACAGAATTACAGTACATCGGCATGGAGCGTTTCGCCATTCCAACCCCAGTCGTTGAGGTTCCTAAGACAGTCAAAATTGATAGCGCTGAATACAAGAAAGCTATTAAGGTTGTTAAGGGTTTTACGAGTGCTGAAGATTCTTTCATTGCTTATCCCGAGGGATGGAAGCTAGTGCTTCAATCTAATAATTTTGATCCAACTAAAATTGCAGTAGTACTCAAGGCGGAAGATGAGAATATGGCATCAGCCATTCTCGGTTCTTTCTTAGAGCTTGGCACTGGTGGTAACACGGGCGCGTATGCGCTAAGTGCTGACCTATCAGACTTCTTCTTTGCAGGACTTACTTATTATGCTGACATTATTTTAGACATAATGAACAGGTGCTTAATTCCACAATTGTTAAAGCTCAATTTTGGCGATGAATATTCTGAAGTTATGCCTAAGCTAACTTATTCAGGAATTACTGATAATGCTGGCTTAGAATTAATGCAAGTTATTACCGGCCTTACAGCATCGGGAATTGTCTCTAAGGATGAGCAGCTCGAAGATCATGTAAGGCGCGTGTTCAACCTACCTAAAAAAGCTAAAGGTGAGATGGTTGAAAATCAAACTACTGACGATGAACCTACGACAACCCCTGACAAGGATGGTAAAGATGGCGACGGTGGATCAGATAATAATAACAATAATAGTAATGACAATCCTCTGGACAGTGTTTCTCTTAGTGGGGGACGATCACAATCGGTGGCCCTAGCTGAGCTAGGTCACACTCACAAAAACACTGGCCCTAATATTAAGAAAGGGAAAAAGCATTACCATGAAACTCTCGACAAAGATGGTAACGTTACGGGTAGAACTCAGCTCGCTGAAGATACGGCTGACCACACTCACGTTATTGATGCTAACAAAAAAACTGGAAAGCCAATCGAAGTTAAGGAAACTAAAGAGCCGACTAAAAACCCAAAAACTTTAATCGAAGGAAGTCAGCTTGAAATGGCTGAAGTAATCCGAAGACACCTGTTCAATATTTCTGACAAGTACATTGCTGATGTTCTTAGAAAATATAAAGATCTTTCTGACGCTAACAAATTAAAAGCGACAGAGGGAATTAAGATAGGTGGCGTTGCTAAATTTAGAAAAGAATTAGAGAGTATTGAAACTGTTGCTGCAAGCAAGTCTTACGACATGGCGAAGAGCGAAGTTCCTGACAAGAAAAATGTTAAGCTCTCTGAAGACCTCGACGCACTTCGCTTAGAGTTCAGTATGGATAACTTTAAATTTAACGACTTCAAAAAACTTCCTAAGAGAGTTCAAATTCTCATTGCATCTCAAGCGAGTTTGTTAAGTGAAAAAGAAGCACAGTCAGTTACCGATGCTGTAGCTTTTCAATTCAATAGTTCTGAAGCATCCACTGATGATATCGAAGTGTTAAGGCAAGACCTTAAGCAAGCGGCATCAGATAATATTAATAGTGGTGCTAAAGATGTTGTGGCAGCTGATCTTGCGGCGACAATAGTTAACGAAACAAGAAACACTTTTTTATTAGCTCCTGAAGTACAAGAATCTTTAGCTTCATACACCTTTGTCAACAGCGATCCTAAAACAGATATCTGTAAGACTTTAGCGGGTGTAACTTTCGGAGCGGAAGATACGGACTTGGTTAGATACCAACCGCCACTTCACCACAACTGTAAGAGTTATATAAGAGCTAATCTGAAGACCAGTAAAAATTTACCTGAAGTAACTGGCCTTCCTGCGATTAGTGATTCTGCAAAAGCGTCAATAAAATTTAAGGATGGGTTATGAAATTAACAGAGAAAGATATTATAGAAATGGTGAAAGACTTAGATCCTGTAGTTAAAGGGGCATTTTTAGATGTTTATGCTTCATGGGTAATGGCTCACAGTAACCCTAATATTGATTACTCTGGTATGCTTGAGAAAGACGTACCTCTTATAGCTCATCAAATTATTATAAAGCTAAATGAAAATGTGAAACTCCTAAGAGAAGACATTGAAAGATTAAAGAATGGCGAGGTTCCTAAATGAGTTTATTAAGAGAATTACTTTTAGATAAAAAAATCTTAGAAGCAAAAGAAGAAGTCGATGAGTTTCTCGAAGCAAAGGGTGTTGAAGATGGAATGATTCATCAACGCCTTGAGTTCGATAAGTCAGTCTACACAAGCGAAGAGCTTGTTAATGATTTTTTAAAAGCTCATTACCTCGACTACGGATTAACAATCGAAGAGGATGACAAGAAATACACAGTCATATTCTTTGATGAAATTGCTTTCATTAATGACACTATGTTGAGCGTTGAAGTTCGAGATGGTGTAATGATCATCGTAGGTTTTCTTCGGCCAATGACTTCGGAGAATCCACTGGTATTCAAAACACCAGGCGGAAAAGGAACTATGAAGCTATCAGCTGACCTTCCTTATATTATTGAGCTAGCAACAGTCGTAGAGGGCTATCATGCCGCCTACGGAAAAGTTAGTTTAACAACAGAGCATTTAAAAAGTTTTAAAAAGAATTTTGAGGATAAGGTGACTGGGATTGATCTCTCACTGGACTTCGATCACGAGACTAGAGAAGCGGCAGGTTGGTTGAGCGAAGTGTTTTTGAGTGATGATGAGCAGACATTATTAGGAGTTGTAAAATGGACACCTGGAGGGGCGCTCGCTTTGAGCAACCGAGATTTCAGGTATTTTAGCCCTATGTTTAACCTCGATTGGGTACATCCGCACACGGGCGAGAATCACGGTGCAACACTATTAGGTGGAGCGCTTGTGAATAATCCTTTCCTTAAGATGGATGCTATCGTTGGTTTTAGTGAAAAATTTAACTTAAAAAATGGAGAGAAAAAAATGGGTGATACTATTCTTTTGTCTGAGCATAACAACAAAGTGCAAGCCTTGGAAAATCAGGTTAACACTTTAAAGTTAAGCGTGGATAAATCAAAAGATTTACTTGAGTCTCGCAAAAAAGAAGTTGAGCAATTGACTGAAGAGCGTGACGCATTGAAGCTCGAAAAAGAAACTACTCAGAAAAACGCTGAGTATGACAAACTTTTTTCTGAGCAAAAGATTAACAAAGCACAGTTAGAGAAATTAAAAGAAGGCGCTACAATGATGGAAGTCCTTTCTCTTTCTGTAGGAATGAACCCTGATCCTAAAGGTGGAAACGGTGGAACACCTGCACCAACAGTTAAATTGTCTGCAGAAGACAAGGCAGCTTGTGTGTTGTTAGGAATCACTGAAGAAGAGTACATTTCGGCTAATAGCATGGGAGGTCAATAATGGCAGCATTAACTGACACGAAAGAAATTAACGAAAAAGCATCGCGCATGATCAATTACCCAGTAGCAGCTGGTGTAAAGATTTTTCGTGGAGCTTTGGTTAAGATTACTCCTGGTGGTTTTCTTGCCCCTTGTGCAGCCGAGGCTGGCGCTGCTTTCGCAGGTGTATCTTCAGAGACTGTTGACAATACTGACGGAGCTAATGGCGACGTTGATTGTGATGTTTTCACTGAAGGGTTACATCAAATTACTGGTTCTGGGTTTACTCAGGGCAGTCTTAAAGCATCAGTGTATGCTTCTGATGACCAGACAATAAGTGACACTCAAGGTGCCAACGAGCAATTAGTTGGTAAGGTTGAGGGTTTTATTTCTGCTACAGAAGTTTACGTTAGATTGGAGGTGTAATAATGGGTGTTATTAAAAGTACTATTGTTTTAGAAAAAGCATTGCGAACTGAGTTCGTAAAATCTTTTGCTAATGGTGAGACTCCTGCTGATGTTGCTCCAATGATCATGGAAACTAAATCAACTTCAAACAAAGAGAAGTATGGTTGGTTAGGCCAAGCGCCACAAATGATCGAGTGGAAAGATTCAAGAACCCTAAAGGGCTTGTTAGATTACGACTACGAAATTAAAAACGTATCGTATGAATCAACTCTTCAGGTTGATCGCGACGAAGTTGACGATGATCAGATTGGCAATATCAAGATTCGTATTCAGGACATGGCTCGTGTTGCACGAAACCATCCTAGAAAACTTTTCTTTGAGCTTGTTAATGCTGGTGAGATTGGACTTTGTTATGACGGTTCTCCGTTCTTTTCAACTACGCATAAATACACAGCCGATGCTGTTGCTCAGTCTAACTTGTACTCTGGTACAAAAGCTGGCGCACTTCCTACGGTTGCTGAATTTATTGCTGACTTTGAAAAGGTAAGAGCCGGAATTGAAAAGCTTAAGTTTGATAACGGTGAGCCAGCTAACGAAGGTGAGTTGGATCTATTTATCTGGGCCAGCCCTGATATGAAGTCTGTTATGGATAAAGCTTTCAAAGCTGATCAACTTGATAGCGCCACAAACGTTATTAAAGGTGCAGCTAAGTATGGAACAACTAGCAGAATCTCTGGAGCTGACTGGTATGTTTTCGTTACTAACACTAACGTTAAACCTATCGTTAAACAAATGAGACAGCCTGCTAAGTTTGAAGCCATGGAAAAAGGTGAGCAAGCGTTTATGAACAAACTTCTTAAGTACGGTATCGATTATCGTATTGGGTTTGGTTATGGACTTTGGGAAAAAGCTGCAAAGCTTAAGTACTAAACTTATTAACTTCGAGGGGTGTAATAGCCCCTCGTTATTTAACAATTGGAGAATCAATGGAAAATTTCGCAACAGTAAAAATTAGTTTAAAACAAAGACACCCTAAAGGGAAGATGGCGCACGGCAGGCATTGGATAACACCAGAGCCTCAAGTTCTTAATTTCAACGCTGATGAGCTGCATGATTTAAAGGGCCAAGGTCCTTGTCACTGGTTCGAGTTTAAAGTCTTAAAAGAGATGACTAAAAAAACTCAAAAAGAAATTGATGAAATGAAAGCTCAGCAACAGAAAGAAGAGCAGGAACGTTTAGCTGCAGAACAAAAGAAAAAAGAAGAAGAAGAGTTTGCAGAGTTACAACGTTTAGAGAATCTTGAAAAAGAAGCTCTACTTAAACAACAACTTGAAGAAGAGAACAAAGGAAACGAAGAGCAATAATGTCTTTAATCGATGATGCCAAAGCTTGGCTTAGCAGGTTACCAAAAACGGGGGGCACGGTCGCAGACCAGCTCCTCAAAGTTTCGTTAGAAAGTGGTGGTGGCCCCTTGTCAGGCATTGATTGGGACGCTCATAGAGAAACGGTGGTGAGCAATGTGGTAACGTATGAATTTTTTAAAGGTGGGCTAGCAGGAACGAAACTTGCTACAGGTGTTTTAACTTACACCAACGCTTCGTTAAATACTTTAATATCATCAGTCTGGACTTATCCCTAATGGCTTTTAGGTTTAATCCGTTTACGGGAACATTCGATGATATTGGTGGAACCAATGTTATCCCAGGAACAGGCGCTTCTATACCCTTCGTTGTAGCCGATTGGGTTTTATCAGCAGGGCTTTATCAGCTAGATCTTCAGCACAACTTGGAATCTGAAGATGTATCGGTTGAAGTTTACGAAGGTGATACTGAAATTTCAGTACATCGCATACAAATTATTAATACAAATACGATTAGGATTTATGTCACATTTAATCCCGATTGTAGGTTCGACGGTAAAGCTATTATTTTAACAACATAGGAGAAACATCAATGAGTGAATACAAAGGCGACTTGAGAGTATGTAGGTCGATAAACGCAAGAAGAGTTAACCAAGGTCTTAACACTGACACCATTACTGGAGCGGAACAGTTAGATCTTCACTCAGCACACTGGCAAGAGTTGACGGCAGTAGCCACGCAAGACGTGATCCTACCTGACGCAACAGGATTGCCTCTGGGTTGGGAAGTTGTAGTTAAGGCTAACACCTCAACTCTTAACGTGAAGACCTATGATGCTGTTACCCCAGTCTTAAGAAAGGCTGTTGAAGCTGGTAAGGCTTATAAGTTTACATTGTTAACAAACGGAGCTGCTGCAGGTACATGGCACGCCAATCAACTTGAAGAAGCTGATTTAATTGCTACAGCAAGGCACGTTGAAACGTTTGACGCTACTACTGATTGGGGTGTTGCTGCAGGTGGTATCTATACTCAAACAATCACGCAGGCTACGCACACGCGCGGGACCAATCCACAGGTCGACCTCTTTGAAGAGAGTGGTTCTGATTTTGTTGCAGTCGAGGCTAGTGTAAAAGTTTTAGCCAACGGTGACATTGAGATTACTGTTCCTGAAAATCCTGACTGCAGGTTTGCAGGAAAGGCCGTGATCATCTAATGTTTAAAGGTATCCTTGAGGCCTGCAAAGGTTTTTTAGTAACGAATGGCCCGCACTTTAATGGCGGGCCTACGTCACCTGTAGGTCAAGGCTTACCTGTTAACACTGTGTACGTTCAGAACACAGCGAGCGGCATCTTTATATGGCAGAAGTTTGGGGCAGGCGACACCATTACAGACTGGAGATATTACCCAGCCACAGGTGTTTCGTTTGATCCCACTACCTCTGACTTAACTCAGGCCGATGTTCAGTTAGCTTTAGTTGAATTAGCTAATAGACATTTTGGAAAAGATGCTAAATCACAAATTAAATTTGCTAGTGAAACAACAACAGGTAACGCATTTGATGAATATGATTCAATGACTTTTGCAGTTACCAATTCAGCGGTAAATAAGTTTCGATGTAACATCGATTTTTATTGGGGGCATGATGCAACATCAAATGATATTAGAGTTAGGCTAATGGTCGATGGCGCTCAGCAGGGTGAAGAGATGCGCATAGAACCTAAAGATGCTGGAACTGATCAGAGAATACAAAACAATTTATTAAGGTATGTTGAAAATCTTTCTATTGGCAATCATACTCTCTCTTTGGAATATAGGCCCGCCAACGCCTCCAGAACCTCAAGAATGTATTACTCCACTATAGAAGTATGGAGGACTGAGTAATGGGTTTTAAACTTTTTGATGAGTACTCTGAAGATGAACTTTTAATAACTGATATTACTTTCTTAGGCTTTAATCAGAAGGCTTGGGATTATTCTCGTGGCGCTAGAACAGATAGAAAATATATGTGTATAGAAGAACCTGAAAAATTAAAAATTAAAGATCATTACAATTACACCATGGGCAATGGCAACAGAGATTTAGCTACCGTCGCCAGACAAATAACGTGGTATAAAGATGATGGCTCTGTGGGTTTAACTAAAGATATATCTAAAGAGTTCACCCCTAAGTCTTTAGGTGAGCTTAATCAAATTGTTCGCAAAGGACGAATGACTGACTTAAGAGAGAACGCGAAAGCGGTTCCAGGAGGTCAAGGCCTTATAGATTCTATTTATTCTTGGTACGGAACAGAGATTACTGACTACGAAAACATTGGATCATTATCCCTTGAAGACGCTTTAATAAATGAAGATGATGAGGTCCGCCTTGGAACTTTAAATTATCAAATAGCAGAGTTTGGAAACTTAACTATAATGCAGTTACTAGCATTTCAATTAATAGGAGCTTACTCGTGGACTTAACAAATTTTTTAATAGTCTTTTGGATTGTTTCAATTTTATTAGTTGATCTTTGGCTTAAGTTAACGGGAAGAGATACTTATAGTCGAAGAATTATTAACTGGTCAAAAAAGCACCCGTTCATAGTCCCCAGCTTAATAAGTTTTGCAGTGGGCTTTTTAATGGGCCACTGGTTCGGATAGGAGAAGGTTATGGCATACACTACAGTCGACAATGTTAAATCAATGTTTAGGGGTATTGAAATTGAACCAGAAAATGTTGGTTCACCAGAGGAGAATACAGCTGTAACAACTGAAGAAGTCGAAAGGTTTATCGACGAAGTTGACGCTGAAATTAACGGCCTTCTTTATGATTATTATGACACCCCAATTACAGGAACAAATGCGCTTCTTATTGTTGGCAGAATATCAACTTACAAAGTAGCTCATATAATTAAAACAATTCTTGAAGCAACAAACGAAAACTCAGACAAGAAGGCTGACGTTCAAACGAACCTTGAGAAGAAGGCTAATGAAATGATCGATCAGATTATCCCTCACTGGGATCAGAAGTGTTGCGAGTGGATTGATCCAAGGCTTCCGCTTACGGACGCTAGCATGAAAGCTGTGAGCCCTAAAACGGCAGCTGTGTTTGACTCTAGTGTTCACGAGCCTGTGATTAAAAAAGGTGGGAATAACTGGTGAGTGATCCTATTATTAGTTTTGTTACTGAAAATGATAAAGAGTTTACGAAGGCTATTGACAAAGCGGCAGAGCAAGTCAGTGATCTTCGTATTCCTTTTGGTTTAATTGCCAATCATTTTTACAAAGGTAACAAAAAGATTTTCAGCTTAAAAGGCCCAGGTCTTTATGAAGATCTTTCTGATAATTACAAAAAAGTTAAGAAGCGTGATGTTGGTTTTGAATATCCAATATTAAAAAGAAAAGGTCGATTAGCTAAATCTCTTTCAAGTAAGAACGACACTTTGGCTGAGTTCTTTGTTGGACGGCAAACTCTGATCATGGGAACAAAAGATCCCGTCGCTAAATTCCACCAGTCAGATAGGCCTAGAAAAAAGAAAGAAGACGGCACTGATTTATTGCCACAAAGGAAAGTGGTTTTTATAGATGGTGGCCCAGCCGAAACAGCGAAGGACGCTTTAATATCAGGAAGAGTTGAAGCATGGGTTAATATTATTTCTGATTATGTAAAACAAGTTTTAACTGGCGATGCGCAGGTGTAATGATGGCAAAATATAAATACGACGCAGAAATGTTTTTGGTTGATGTAAGGAATATATTTAGAGCTAATCTGAATGATAGGATTGATCTAATAAATACAGAGAAGCAAACAATAACTTCTGGCACAGAGGATGATTTTGCAATTGACAAAATCAGCGACAAAGCTTGGTACTTAAGTCACGTCCCAAAAGTAATGAACTATGAACAGTTCGTTTGCTGGGGGCTTGACGATGTAACTATTGAGCAAGCTCAGCCCGATGGTGCTAAGCAAAAGATAACAGTCTTTGTTGAGGTAGTAATCCCAGACAAAGGCGAGAAGTATAGAGAATCAACAATTTATAAATTATTAAGATACTCACGCGCCCTTCAGGATATCGCTTTAAAAAACTTTGATAAGATTCAAGGTTACGGCAGTATTCAAGTCGAGAGCTTGTCACCGACTTTAGTGAGTATTGATGGCAAGATGTTAAGAACTTCTGGGATAAACGTTTCCGCTTCGTTTGGACTCAGATAAAGGAGTAAGAATGTTTGGAGAAAATGATGAGGGTACAAAAAAGAAAGCTGACAAGCCTTCTAAAGGTAGCCTTGTTGCCAAGAAAGATTTTCATATTATGCACAATGATGTGAATATAAAAATCAAGAAGGGTGACAAAGTTGAGGTTCCTGAAATGTATCTTCAAAACTTAAAAACTGAAGGAGTAATTTAAGATGGGTTTAAAATCTAATCGTATTGTGTACGGTATTCACAGTATGGCACCTTATCGTAGAACCGATGCGTTGCCTTACGGAATACTTAAAGTAATCGGTGGCGGGACTATTACCTTCGCTGCTGAGACAGAAAAACTTTTCGGTGGATCTAACAAGTTTGCTTGGGCTTCAGAATCTAAAACAATTGATTCTACGTTCACGTCAACTGTTAAGTCTATGCCTGATTTTCTGTTTGAAGTTTATTTAGGGGCATCAGTCAACACGACTGCTGCAAGTGCTACGGGCTCAGTGCTTCAATCTATTGCAAACAAAAACGGAACTTCGTTAGTTTCCGCTGCTGGTCTTGCAAGTGTTGGAATTAAAGCTGGCTCTGAGGCTGATGTTAAAGATGGCAAGTATGTTATTGTTGCAGTTTCGGCTACAACTGTTGACGTTTACTTAATGTCTGATATCGCTTTCGACAAAGGCGCTGCCCTTGAATATGTTGACGACAGTCTTAAGATTAACGCTGCACCTATTACTGTGGTTGCCGCTACTGCTGCTGATATCCCGAACACTGGTTTGGAGATCACAGGAGCTGCCGGTCCTATAGTTTTAGTCGTTGGTGACTCAGCTACTTTCCAAGTTGCTGCAGCTAATGGTGGTGTTAGTGAAATTATTATCGGTAAAGGCACAACTAACTTTCCTGAGCACGGCATTGTCGCTCTTTCTCAGAAGCGTTCTGATCAATCGCTTTTTGAAATTGAGATGTACAAAGCTGTTGGAACTGGTTTTCCAATCGCTCTAGAAGAAACTGTGTTTGCTATTCCTGAGCTGACTGTTGACCTACTCTATGATGAGTGTGAAGACAAGATTGCTAAGATTACAGCAAGTGCAGGAGAAGCTGCAGACTGCTAATTTGTATGCCCCTCTTTATTGGGGGGCATCTTCAAAATCATTTTTATGTGGCTTGTGATTCGTTGAAGCAAAAACAATCCACTCATTCACATTACCTTCAGTGTACATATTGGCTTTTAATTTTATTTTATTCATCTCTTTTGGACTCGCCCTAAAGCTAGATCTCTCTGATCGAGTTTCCTTTCTTTTTTTAAGTCGCCGCACGCTGTAACTCCTTGTCATAACAAATTGTCATAACAGATAATACGTTGAAAAGTTTTTTGGTTCAACTATAATAAAGGTGAGGTTAATAATGGAATACCATGAGTTAAATCCAAGTGATGCAAAATTTGAATTAGATGGTGAAGAGTTTACTATCAGAGCGTTTGATCTAGCGGCCCAGGTGTGGTGCTACAATGAGTTCGCAACACCAGAGAACAAAGACGGCATCACTGTTTTATCAGAGCGCATATCTGATTTTAAGGACGCTGATGCGGTCTTAAGATTGACGTGGCATTTACTCAGAAGAAAAACTTACTTTGGAAACTACTCGACATTTTTAAATGCAGTGGAAAAAGAAAAGACTGATAACAATTTTTGGAATAAGATCATGGAGATTTACGGGGCTATAGTAAAAACTCTGGGAGTCAGCCAACCTCAGCTTGCTGAAATAAAGCAGGAGATGGAATTAAAAAAGTCCTTGGCGGCGCAAGGTTAAGCGATCCTTGTTTCGCAGAAGTTTATGACTTATTCGCTAGCAGATACGGGCATACGTTAGAGCAGTTCTACTCCTTAACAATGAAGCAGTTACACGGAATTAAGAAAGTTATTGAAAGAAAAAATTTAGAAGAAAGGGAATTTCACGCAGGCCTTCATAATAAAAAAATGCAAGGAGCTATAAAGCCAAACATCGTTTCTCCAAAGAGGGAAAAAGAACAAGAGCAGCAAGCGCACAGTTTAATGGCGCGCATGAGAAAAAGGCATCAGGATGGCAAACGATCAGGAACTACTGATAAGGATCAACGGGACAGCTAAAAACTTTACCGATGAACTTGACAAAGCAAAGAAGAAAACCAAGGACCTAGAGAAGGCCTTAACCAGCGTAGCTAAAGTTTCTACAGCTGCGTTCGTTGGTTTGGCTGGGGCTGTCGGCGTAGCCGTAGCGAGGTTCGCTTCTTTTGAAAAGGGTTTTTCAAACGTCGTTACCCTTTTAGACAAAGGATCGTTCTCAACAAAAACATTATCTAAAGGTATCGATGATTTAAAGTCAGGCGTTCTAGACTTATCAGCCAAGAGTGGTGAAAGTTTAGAAACTCTTAACGAAGGTTTATTTAACCTCGTTTCTTCTGGGGTAGCTGCAGAACAATCGATCGAAACATTAGAGGCCGCAACACAGTTAGCGATTGCTGGTGCGACTGATACAAACACAGCCGTTAAAGCTCTGGCCGCAACACTAACATCTTTTGGCGATGAGGCTGGCACTGCTACAGAGATTGCTGAAAAGTTTTTTACTGCTCAGAAGTTTGGTGTAACTACCGTTGGAGAATTAGCAAAAGAATTTAATAAGGTTGCTGGTATATCTAAAAACTTAGGTTTAAGTTTTGACGAAACTCTAGCTTCGTTATCTTCCCTAACTGCCGATGGTGCAAAGCCAACTGCTGAAGCAGCAACACAACTTAAAGCAGCGTTGAACTCTATTATTTTAGTTCAATCAAAACTTAAAAATGAAAGTGCCGCTGTACAAGATGCACTTAGTTTACAGAACATTAGACAGCGTGGCTTAGTCCCGTCGCTTGAATTACTTAAGAAAGCAACCAATGGAAACATTGCAGAGATGCAAAGGCTTGTTGGATCAAGTGAATCTTTGGGCGTTGTTCTTTCATTAACAGGAGCCCAATCAGAACTTGTTGCAAAACAAATTGATGCCATGGGTGATGCAACCGAAAGGTCTGCAACATTCCAGGAAGCTTTAGCTACAAAGCAAGCAACATTAGATCAGGCCACCAAAAGGTTAACGGCAAGTTATGATGCTGCCGCAGTATCAATAGGTGAGGCTTTTGCTCCTACAATACTTTCTGCAGCAGAAGCCTTAACTGCAATGGCTCAAGAGTTTAATAAGCTTGATAAAGACACAAAGGCTACTCTTGTTACTTTAACTAAATGGACTCTTGCAATTACGGGAAGTATAGCTCTGCTGACTACCCTAGCAGTCGTTTATCTTAAAGCAAGAAACACAGCTATAGCTTTCAATGCGGCGACTGGGATTGGGGCTAAGCTTCAGAAGCTTTACAACTTCACATTAGTTAACGGAAAAAAAGCTTTACAATTATTTAGAACTGGGATGATTGCAGCAACAACAACTGTAAGAGGTTTTGCTGCAGCGACTGGGATTGGTTTAGTTCTTGTAGCGTTATCGTTAATGATAACTCACATGAAAGAAACTAAGGCTATTGCTTTAGGGACTTTCGCATCAATTAAAAAACTAATTGAGAACTTCTCTAATTTCTTCAGCCAAAGGTTCGGAGCAATATCTGATATCTTATTAGGAGCATTTACTTTTGATACTGATAAAGTAAAGCAAGGTCTTGAGAAATTAGAAAAAGCTTACACTGAAGGGGCGGCTGATCTTGGTAAAGGTGTAGGCGACGCTTTTAGCGATGCGTATAACCAGTCAATTGCAGAGAGTGAAGCTGCTGAGCTTCCACCTCCTGAAGAAGTTCCATTGCCTGAAGGTATTAATGACAGAGGCCCAGCTTCAAAACCAGAAGGTGAAGATAATAAGAATCTTGAAAAATTAATTGCTAAAGAAAAGGAAGCTGCCGCGCGCATACGCGAGATACGCGCGCGCGAGAACGAATTACTTAAAGAGCAAAATGACAGAGCAGCAAGAGACAGAATTGACATCAAAGATGCTGAATTAAAAAAGATTGATGACGCTGAAAAGAAAGCGATTGATCAACAGTTAAAACTAAAGTCTGAACAAATAAACTTATTGAAGTCTATTAATAAACTAGAGAATGAGAACGAAGCTCTTTCTCAAAAAGAAAAGTTGAACGCTAAAGAGCAAGCTATTCTAGAAGCTAATCAGCGTGAACTTGAAATAACAAAAGAACAATTAATGGCAGTCAGTGGTGCGATCTCTGCTGAAGCTGAAGCTCAAGTGTTGGAGCAAGAAGAGCGCAATCAAGCAAAGCTTGATAGGATCACAGAGCAGGCTGAAGAAGAGGCTGCTTTAAGAGCTGAGCTTAATGAGCTTTCTGAAGAGCAAAGAGACTTACTTGACGAAGAAGATTTATTAAAGTTTCAAAATCAAATACAAACAAAAAGAGATATTGAAAAGCAAGCTGCTCAAGATCAGCTAAAAGAAAATATTGCTAGGCGCAATCAGTTCATAAAAGATGAGGTTAAGTTTGGAACTGACTTCGCTAAATTGAAACAGTTCTTTTCTTCTGAAGAAGTTAAGCTTGCTGATCAAACAGCTGGCCAATTGGTTCAATTGCAGAACTCTAAAAACTCATCTCTAAAAGCAATCGGTAAAGCTGCAGCGCTTACTCAGATAGGTATTAAAACAGCTCAAGGTGCGATCGCAGCATACTCTTCTTTGGCTGGTATTCCGATCATCGGTCCAGCTCTTGGCGTAGCAGCGGCAGGAGCCTTAGTTCTTTACGGAGCGGAGCAAGCTGCAGCAGTGACCTCAGCTCAGCGTGGTGGGTTGATACCTGACGGCCCAGGAGTTCCTGGGTTAGGCGGAGCAAGTGACAGTCAGCTTACGCTAACCCAGCCAGGAGAATTGCTTGTGCCAGCACCTCTGGCTCCTGACTTTATCACAGCGGTAGGTAGACCAGAGGTGGATAACGAAGAGGGTGAAGCTGGGACTAATGTGGTTATCGGATTTACTGATGAGGCTATTCCATTCATTGAACAAAAACTGCTCGAAAGAAGAGCCATAGGAACGGGTAATTTATAATGAGTATCGAATGTAAAACAGGACAGATTAGAGCCTTTAAGAAAAACAAATTAGATATAAGTAACACTCTGGCATCGATTACTGTTACTGATGGGACCGCTACAAATGACGGATCTTCTTTTGTTGATTTTCTTAGGAACAGAAACAACACTTCTGCGTGGCTCACGACGGGCTCTGATGATGCGGCTTTAACTCAGTTAGATTTTGAACTTACTGATGAGCGCGACTTAGATACTTTGATTCTCGTTTGTCACAACTTTGATTCTTACACTATACAATACTGGGACGGTGCTTTATATCAAGACTTCTCAACACCTATTGCCGTTACTGGCAACACTAAAGAAACGACGTTCCATCAGTTCGATAAAGTTGAAACATCTAGACTTAGGCTTATCATTCAAGGAACTATAGTTCCCGATGCTGATAAAAAAATGAAACAATTTATTGCTACAGAAAATTTAGTAACTGGTCAACTTGCTGGTTGGCCCATTATTAAAAAACCAACATTTGATACAAACAAAAAAATCTCTAAAATGCTTTCGGGTAAAGTTAATGTTACTGAAAGTGTTGGAGGCTTTGGCTTTGATCTTCAAGTTAGGCACTGGTCTATTGATTCCGATTTAAACATTGTTGAAGAAATTTATTTAGGAAAGCGTGGGGTTCTTATATGGTTATCAGCTGGTGACGAAGAGCAATTTCAATTCAAAAGAATCGGCTACAGAAACGAAGATATTTATCTAATGAGAGCTGTCAATAACTATAGCCCTGAATATGTTTCAGGAGTTTATGTTAATGGCGTAAAGATAACTCTTAAGTTAAGGGAATCTATAAACTAATGGGACGTTTTAGAGCTTACATTAACCCTAGAGATGACGAAGGAAACTTCACAGACTTCATTGAAGTTACCGAAGACGTTGACTTCAATTCAACAGGATTAATAAAACAACAAATTGATAACGATGAGTTTAACGTCGGTCAGTTTAAATTCTCAGACTTCCCTCTGAAGCTTCGCAATCAAGACGGAAGGTATTCGGATGTTGATGTTGTTCAGTCAATATTCAGAACGCGAAGAGCAGGATCAAAGTTTAAAATGACTTGGGAACCAGCTTCAAGAACT